CCAATTCCCAACTACCTTGTTTCATTGTTTGAACAATGTTATAAGGATATATAGCACCAGCATTCACTTTGGTTTCACCTTTCTTTAGTTTTTCTAAATACTCAGTGAATCCAGTTGTGTCGTGTTTTGCAAAAGCTTTTGTGTATCTACCCATAGCTAATGAAGGAGTCTTTTCATACTCAATATTAGTCCATTGGTTTGCGCACATCTTTTGTTCAACAGTATTGGAAATACCCACCAATAACTTACGAAGGTCTTTAGGAGTGGTATTTAATGCCTTTCTAATTGCATTGAATATAACACCCTTTCTTGGTATCCATTTCGCACATAGTCCATTTTCTACAATAAGACCACTTACGAACATTCTGGTTGCCTCAGCTTCCAACTTGGTACCAAAAAGAACTGAAAGGTCATCCCATCTACCAAAGTATGGTATTGCTTGGATGTTCTTTTGAACAACATTTGGATGATTCTCCACAAGATACTTGATGATATCTCGGAAGATTTGTCTTTCACCTGCTCCACCTCTTACATCTCTAACCCAAAATAGGATTTTCAATGCTGACAACGGATTCTCATTGAAAGCTTTTGAGAATGTTGAGATAAGTCTTTCCTTATCTTGTTTTCTCATAGCACCAATAGTAAAGAATAGGTTTACACATTCGTTCAAAGTTGAAGAATTAGTTACCATTCCATTTTCCGTGTAAGTGTCCTCTGATTGTAAGGCATCAATGAAGTTCATATCGTTTCGTTTAATTGTGTTTTAAAACTTAAGTAATCGTTTTTGATTTGTCAAGGACTTTTAAATCTTTTTTACTTCGTATTTGTAACCTGAGTCGGAATTAGTTTCGAAAAGATTCTTCATATTTTCAGCCTCCTCAATAGTTTCAAATTCTAATACTTCACATTGTGTATCAACTAATACAACAGGTAAAGTCGTATTGTGGTCTGTTTTGATGTGTTTTACAATAATATACATAATTAAAATCGTTTTGCAATATTCTCAATTATATCAATTTCCTCATCTGTTAGAGTTAACCGATTACTTCTAATTTTTTCTATGGTTTCGTACCATAAGGTGTCATTAAGTGATAAATTTTGTGTTTGGGTATAAGTAGTAAGTGTTTTTGGTAAACTACCATCTTCAACCAAATAACGAATTAGTTTTTCGATTTCTCTACCTGAACATGAGTCAACAAATTCTTCAACATCAATATCTACTTCAGCTTCTACATCTTGATAAAAGGTTGGCATAATTTTAATTTTTTAAATCTTGTATTTGAATTAATTTTTCTGTCACTTGTTCAGGTGTGAGGTAACCTATGACATCATCAGTTATTGGTGTAGTATAGGTTAATTCACCATTTTTGTCAAGTACAGCCATTTCATATAAACCCATCTTTCCACCATAGGACATTGGATGGGAAACCACTGAAGCACCATAACCATTTTCGAACATAGTTACACTTCTTACACCACTCATAGGATGGGGTGTGAATTGGATATCTTCAAATTTTTTGTACTTCAAGTCAAGTTCATCAATTAATCGTTGATAGGATAAACCTGTTACTTTGGATGTTTCTACTATACCATTTTCAGTATAGAATTGTTTCATTTTTTCTTTTGGATTACTCATATATGTTCAAAGTGTTTTTACATTTTTTACAAAAAAGACCAGTATCATAATCATCATTATTTATAGCCATTACACAAGATAAATCGTCACAATGTTTCAAACCAAGAATGTGACCTAACTCGTGTACCATAGTTTCTTTTATAAACCCATTGCCCACTCTTACCGATATATTAAAACCTGTGGAATATCCTCTAACATAATCTCTTATATTACTATCAAACAATCTTTTATCTGTCAAGAAAACAACTGAGGTATATTCTGAATATGTTTGTAATAACTTTTGATTATCCATAATTTCAGTCAAATTACCAAAATCATCTGTAATCATAAATTCACTGATTGATTCTATTTGTGAGTGATATTCAAAATCAACTTTAATACCTTGGGAACTAAAAATATTGATAACCTCATTTATTGTATCTTGTAACTCATCAATATTTACATCACCCAAACAAATTATCTTGAATGACCGATTTATTTTAATATTATCGGATACCCTTACATTATGTGATGAAGAATCAAATTGTGTAGGATTTGGTTGTTCGGTAACATCCTTAGCTAAATTATCAAAGTTAACATCCTTCAAAATGTAGATGAAAAATACAACAACAGCAAGATTCAATAATGTTTTCATATGATTTATTTCTTTTGATTATACAAATGTAGTAAAAGTTTTTGATAACTAGTTATTCTTTCAAAAAAAAATATTTATAATTGAAAGAAAAAAAATATTCATATGGAAAAGGTACTAGTATTGAATGCGGATTTTACACCTATTAATGTAACTAGTGTTTATAAAGGATTTACTTTAGTAAGTAAAGGAAAAGCTGAAGTGTTAAAAGCGAGTGACAAACCCTTATTATCAGGTATGGGTGAATTTATACGTCCATTAATTATCAGATTATTAAACTTTGTCAAGTTCAGAGTTCATAAATTGAAAATCAATAGACATAGATTATATAAACGTGATGGTCACGAATGTACTTATTGTGGAAGTAAAAGAAACCTTACAATAGACCATATTATACCAAAATCTAAAGGTGGACAAAATACTTGGATGAACTTAGTAACTTGTTGTTCATCTTGTAATAGATTGAAGGGTGATAGAACACCAGACGAGGCAAATATGAAAATGAATATTAAACCTTATGAACCAACTATATTTTCAGATATAATCAATTCATCAGTTGGGGATATTTGGGAAGAATTCAAAACAACATTCTATTAAACACAAAAGGACGTGTAAACGTCCTTTTGGTAGATGTTGGATACCTCCCTTTCTTTAGTCGAGTTTATCCCATGTGAGTCCTACCTCACAGGTTTCTTTAAAATTATTTTTTTCCAAAAATACTTGATAAAACATTTCCACCTTTACCTTCTAGGTATGGACAAACAATTTTATCACCAATAAAGTTCTTAATTGATTGGAATATTTCACTTTCTTCACCTAATTCGAATAGAGTGTTTTCGATAAAACTTCCAACCATAGTTTTTCCACCAATACTTTTTGTCGCTTCAGCCGCAATAGTTTCCATTACACTTTTTGTGATTAAACCTGAAACAAATCTACAATCACTTAATTTAGGGAAGTCAGCTGGTGTTAGGTTTGTAATTGTTTTTAAAATTAAAGTACCCAAAGTTCCTTTAGGGTCGATACCCATTGTTTTTAGGATACCACCTGCTATAGTTTCAATAACGGTTGACATTAAACCTCCACCTGCAGCACCCTTTAGACCTGATAAAAAGTCACCACCTTTTCCACCTGTAAAAAAATTAGTGAGGTTTGATAATAAACCCATCTGTTCACTGATTATCATTTCATCAAACCCCTCGTTTCTCAATCTTACCATTTCACCCAATAAACAATCAGCTAATAGTTCAATATCCTTTCTATTCTTTACCTCAATACTTTCGAAAATGAATTCAATTCTTTTTCTTACTTCTCTTCCTTCAGTAATAAACTTCTTTGTTTTTTGAATTTTCAATCTTGTTAAACTTTCTGATACTAGTGTAGAAAGTTCATCATTCTTTGATTCTTTAAGGCTATAATTTAATATATTACCTTGTCCACCTCTAATTTTTATTCGTTGCATATATTGTATTTTATCTTTAAGACCAGGAAAATTTATTGCAGTTGAACAATTTCTTACAATTGGTTTTATTTTGTCAATAGTGTTTTGGTTAATTGGAATTTCTTTTTGAATCAATTCGTAATAGGACAAAATTAGGTTTCTACAATCTTTTTTGTTAGCCCCTTTACCTAGTTTTTCTACCAATGATAAGGTTTTACTATAAATCTGTTTAGGGGAAAAATCAGACATAGGCTTACAAAGTTTAGTACCTTTTTCAAAGTAATCAGGATACTTAATGTCGATGTCGATAATGTCGTCAGGTCCCTTTTCAGGTTCAGGTACTGAACAAATCTTGTACCCCGAAAACTCAGGAAGTGCTAAAATTCTTATTTGTTCATCTTCCATTTTTTTAATTCCAACCCCCTTCTTTTTAGTTTTCCACATATAGAATGGTCTATTAGAACTAACTAAATCATCCATATATTGTTGTAATCCTTTTACAACATTATAATACATACCACCAGGTTTTAAGTCTGGGTCTTTCGCAACATCAGTTATATCATAATTTAATATGTCATTACCTTGTACACTTGCAAATTGTTTCCAACCTAAACTATTTTCTAAAGCTGATAACAATTCTTGTTGAACTTTTGATGTCTCAGGATTTGTTCGTTCTAACAAAGCATAACAACTCCATTTTGAAGTTCTAGCTACTTTACCTGTTTTATCATTTGTTGTACGATATTCTAAAGTGTAATCTGGTTTGTAATAAACAAACTTGTTGTTCGCGTTTTCAGGTTTTTTACTCAAAGCCGAAATAACTAATTCATTTGTTTCTGGATGTTGAGTAATTACATATCCTTCAGGGAAACAATTCGCCGCGGCAGCTGCTCTCAAAACTGGGTTTTCTATAGCTTTGAACTTTTCTAAAGGTTCATCTTGTTTATATTGTTCGAAAATTTTATACTTATTCATATCCTAATTTAACTATAAATATTATATGTCTTTTGCAAATCCTGCTGTAGGTAATGCAGAACCTTCAGGTGCAGCACCACAATCTTTCATAATTTTATCATATACTGATGTTGTAAGGATTTCACCATAACCCTTTTCCACCATTTTTTCTTTTAATGTTGGTGTAAACTTACCATCAATTGTGACTTCCAAACAACTTTGGACTCTCTTTATTTTATCATTAATACAACCAACTTCAAATGGGAAATCATCACATTTATTATACATAATTTGTTTTTTCAGTCCATCAGGTCCTAACAGAGCACCAAATAAACCTAATGATTTTTTTTCAGATTCACCAGATTTAACTTTTCCATCTGGTGTACAAGAATATGATGAAACCTCCTCAGTTTTGGGGTCAATTTTTTTACCATTATCAAACCACACAAAACCACCACCTTCATAAACTATAGTACCATCACTTGTTTTCTTTTGTTTTACATTCTTAGACAACGCAACACAAGGATATTTTTTCCAACTTTCAGGCACGTCTTTAAGTAATTCAGTAGCTGACTTAGATTTTTCAGATTTCTTAGTTTCTTTATTAGCGGCCTTTTGTCCCGCTGAAATATCTGAACTTATTTTAGTAAGACCATTATACGCATATTTTGCCATATCACCTAACCATTTTATACCTAACTTACTTGAAAAGTAAGCTACACTTTCACCAATATAAGTTGCTAATTTTCCAATACCTTTAGAAATTGTTTGGATTACTTTTCCAAATGTGCCCTTCCCGGCCAACGTTCCTAATCCATAAAAGTTAGTCAAACCTTTTGTATATGCTCCTAAACCTTTAGCTAAAGCTGGTGCCAATAATGATACAATATCAACTATGATATCTGAAATACTCCATTTTTTTCCAGACATCATTTTATAGATATCATAAATTAATAACGCTCCAAAAATTATTACGTTAGGGATTGTTCCTATTACAGGGATGAATGATACACCAGTCAAAACAGCTACCCCCAAAAATGAGGTTGCGATTGTTCTTAAACCTTCCATAAAACAATCAATATATCCACTACCTTTAGCACAAGTAAATGCTTTTGAAATCGTAGATTTTATATTATCCCAACCCCATTGTAACCAAGTTCTTTCTAATATTAGTGAGTCAATCAACCTTTCAGCATATAAAGTATTTAAACCTTTCCAACTATTTTCAAAAACTTTTCTTAAATCAGTTCTATCTGAACTTTCATTGATAAACAAAAGATTTTTTCCATATTTATTTTCCCACTCATTAATCACAGAAATTTGATTTTTGATACTCCCAATATTCATTGATTCATATAGGAACTTTCTTGCGGAATAAATATAATCATTCTCATTTATCAATCCCATATCAAATTTAACTTGGAGATTTTCCTTTAAAATATCGAGACCTAATTTTAGATTCTGAGAGTTATATTCGAGGATATTTTCATTTTCATCTAATGAAATTTTTACAATACCTTTATCAGTGAAAAAATATTGTAAATCATATGTTATACTTTGTATTTTTAATTCCGTATTCATTGTCTAAAGTAGTGTATTTGCTTTACCTCTCGTTATTTTATAGACATCTCTCCATTTAGTTAAACCAATGGGATTTGCTAAACCCCTTGTTGCGCCTGATTCCCACTTAGTAACGGTTGGGTATTTTGTACCTCCACCAGTACCACCTCCACCTGCTGGTGCGTCTTGTTCATCAATTTCACCATCATTTTTTTTGGTTGTGTATCTTTTCATCAAAGAAATAAGAGTATCTATTTCGTATTGTCCCATTAAAAAATTTCAGGTTTAGGTAATTTATCTATAAATAGAACGAAATATTCATTTAGGAATGAAAGGATTTCATTTTCATCAACAAATAAGTCATCATCCTCAAAATCTTCATAATATTCATCATTATCTTCTTCAAATAATTCATCAGGTATATCATTATGAAATTTATAACCAAAATCAGAAATGTCGATAAATGGTATTTTTGTCTCTCTACACATTTCTTCAGAATCAGTGTTAGTTCTAAAAGTAACTTCTAATACTTCTTCCAAATTATTCAGATGAAATGTTATTACTTCTACAATTTCCATTTTAGTAATTTTTAAATTTTTTAAACATTTCTAATGTTTTGTTGACTTGCTCTTGTAATGGTTCAACCATCTCCTCATCTAAATTTTCGTCAAAACCCAATACTGAAATTTTACTGAATGATGGTTCATCATCTTCATCATCAAAATGTAATTCATATGTAACCTCGTCATCTTCATCATCAAATGTTCCGTGTTCCATATCAGAACTACTATCACCAATCATATCTCTACCATCAAAACCAACATATTCTGACTCAAATTCATCATCAGGGCCACCAAAATCAAATGAAATATCAGGTAAGTATTTTGCACCTGTCATTGCATCAGATTCGTTGATATTCATATTTGTATATGTTTTGACAACACCCTTGTTACTTACAGTAAGACCTTGTTTGTCATTTGCAAAATCTTGGACATATAATGGTTGTTGATTTATTTGTTGTCCATATGTGGTCACGAAACCATCATAAACCTTTCTGTGTTGGTCTAAAATATCATTTCGTTCTGCTTGGTTCATTTTGAAAAAATAAGCGTTCATATTTTAAATTTTATTAAGTTGATTTTGTATTTCCTGAGAATTAGGAATATTTTTTGTTTTTAGTAATTCAGCTATTTTTTTCGCTGTCAATCTATCCATTTTACCAATTGAGGTTGTTAATCCATTATCTGTTTGGAATTTTTTTAATTGTTCTTGTGTTTCAGCACCAAATTTTCCATCCGCACCAAATCTAGCTAACTTATATCCTAACAATTGTAACCCATCTTGGAATGTTTTTACATTCCCTTGAATAGTGTAAGCACCAGTATCACCTTCAAATTCAGCAACCTCTTCACCCATAAATGCTAATGATTCTGCAGATGTTTGGTCAGGGTTAGCATCAGGTATACTATTTAGTATATCATAATTTATATCACTACCATCACTATTTAACAAATCAGCAGTTCTTTTGACAAAAAATGGAACTGCAACAGAATACCCTCTTCTACTCCAAGGTGCTCCAATGGCATCTTTCGTAAATTTCTCGATAGACATTTCTGCGGGTATTTTTTCACCATTTTTTGAAATATAAGTAACAAGTACTTTAGAATCGGTGACATTATCAATCATTATTTTGTCCGTTTTGAAGGCAGCACCTTTTAAACGATAAGTTTTACCAGGAACAAACCCCAACTTCCTCAAAAAAAGAGGACCACTTTTTATTTTTGGTAATTTTTTAAAGAAGTTTTGCAACCTAACTTTAAGTTGTTTACTTAATGTTAGTTGTCCTAGTTCTTTTGCTGTTGTTTTCAACAAACCAGGTTTTTTAACAACATCATCGGCAGTGGCTTTAACTCCAGGTGTTTTTGTACCTTTAGCTTTTGCCAAAACACCATCAAAAATAGTTTTTACTCTATCGTAAAATTTTTGAATATACTTGGATATATTATCTCCATGTTTACCTAAAATATTTCTAGCTAACTTTGATTGTAATGCTTTTTGAAGTAAATTTTTTATACCACCAAGAATTGTTCCTAAATTTTTTCCAATAATTTCTAACGCGCCCAAAACAGCCTTTGAAGCAAATCCTCTACCTGTTTTTATTGCATTTTTTAAAACTGGGGCAACAGCTTGTAGTGGACCGGGTAATATTACAAAAGCAAAAGTTATTGCTGCCATAGTGTATAGTGAATCTCTCTCCTCAGCAGGTTTAAATTGAGCTTCTATAATGTAACTGAGGGCATTCAAAGCATCTACGATAGCTCCTGAACCGGGAATTACGAAGTCCATTCCAGCAGACAATAAATCAGCCCCTGTATGAAGAATATCACTGATACTCCAACCTTCCATAATTGGAACTTCTTCACCTGTTTGACAAGAATATATTTTGTTTTCATACATAATATATTTTCCATCAGGTGTGTACTTACACTCTAACAATTTTTGTAAAGGTCTTACCTCATCCTTTACGATACCATATAAATTTAAAATATGACTTCTATCTGATTCAGAAATTATAAACTTTTGCATATTGTTTTTTTTTAATAAATACTATAAACTATTTTGTTTAATCAAATGTTATCCAATAATTGTTTTTTTGTTATGGTATAACTTTCTTCTATTTTTTTCTTTTTCTTTTTTTTGTTAAAATCTTTTTCATACATCCACTTATCAGCATCTTCTAATAAATTATAAGTTCTGCCATTATCCCATTTGACATTATATTGTTTGTGTCCAAACACAACTACATATGGATTATTAAACTTATCTATAGGAACAACAACACCTCCTTCGTAAGTCATATTTGGTTCACCTTCCATAGTTAGTAGAATAACTCTATCACCAACCTTTAATTCTGGATTAATCATAATTTTAGTTTTGTATATAAATATTTATACAATATTTATTATTATGAAAATTATAATCACCGAACAACAAAAAAGAATAATTATCACTGAAAGTACTGGTGAGGAACTTGGTAATTTAATCAAACAAAATACTGAAAGGGTAAAAAAAATTGTAAATGAAGCTCAAGACCAAATTGGTATGAACTTACAATTTTTATTAACTTGGGGTGCTGGTATTGGTGGTTTTATGGGTCCTGTTGAAGATTTCGTAAGAGGAAAATATCCTGAGATTGATGAGAACGAGTTAGTTTTAATTTTGATTGGTATAATTGCAACATATTTTATAGACAACAAAAAAATTGTTACAAAAATCTATACAAAAATACAAGAGGATGGTTTGAGTGGGATTTTTGATAGAATATTGAAAAAAACTGATACATTCACAAATACATTTATCAATTTTATTGATAGCTTGGGTTTAACTTTCCACAAAATAACAAATATGTTAAGCTATACTTTTATTATCCCAATATTACCTATGATATATCAAATGGTTGAAGATGGAAGTACTGAAAATGTGGATTTGAAACAATTAGCTATCAGAATTATTAGTTTTACAGGTTTAACACTTTCAGGTATCATCTTCAAAGAATTATTATCCAAATTAGTTAAAAGATTCAAATCATAATATTTGAGTTTTCAAGATTTATATTTTATCCTTAAATCAAAAAGGATAAATTATGCAAAAATTCGACTTTAAGGACATTACACTAGTTCCTGAAACAATTTCCACAATATCATCAAGAAGTGAAATTAATATTTTCACACCAGAGGGGTCTCTCCCAATCATAGTTAGTCCAATGGACACTGTAGTTAACAAAGAAAATTACGAAATATTCCTAGATGAAAACCTTGAGGTATGTTTACCTAGAGGTGAAAGGCCATACTACGACAATACATTTTGGTCAATTTCTTTATCAGACTTTGAATTAATGATACATAAACATAAAACTTATGGTACTATGGTTCATCAAAAAAGGATATTGGTTGATATTGCAAATGGTCATATGTCAAAACTATATGACTTGTGTAAGTATTTCACTGAAAATATGAAAAGTACAAACCAATTAATGATTGGAAATATTGCAAATCCTAATACATACGAGTTATTTGCCGAACTTGGTGTCGATTATATTAGAGTTGGTATTGGTGGTGGTTCAGGATGTTTAACTTCAGCAAATACTGGTGTGCATTATCCAATGGCTTCTTTAATATCAGAGTGTTATAACATCAAAAAGAAAAGAGGTTATACAACAAATATTGTTGCTGATGGTGGATTTAGAAACTATGATGATATTATCAAAGCATTAGCCCTTGGTGCCGATTATGTGATGTTAGGTGGAGTATTAAACAAAACATTGGAATCTTGTTCTCCTGTTTATTTAGGTAAACTCATTCCATTAAATGAAAATACCTCCAAATATGTTTGGAATAATTTCAAATTCCTTAGAAAGTTTATGTATAAGAAATTTAGAGGAATGAGTACAAAAGAAGTACAGAAAAAGTGGGGTAAAAATAAGTTGATTACATCTGAGGGTATTACGAAATACAATAAGGTAGAATATACATTAGATAAATGGATTGAAAATCTTGTAGACTATCTAAAATCAGCAATGTCTTATACTAATTCAAAAACACTTGAGGAGCTCAAAGAAACCGAATATGTGTTTATAACAGAAAATGCTTTGAAAAGATTTAATAAGTAATATCAAACAAAGGTAATCAGGACTTTTAATTCTTGATTACCTTTTATTACTCTATGATATACACCTTCAGGTATATAATACTTTTCACCAATAACTAATTTTTTAGGGAATTCGTTGTCCATTTGTAAAAACCAATCATCCCCATCCAATATTTCAACTAATCTATTTTCCCTATCACGATGCCATTTTAATTCCTCATCGTCAACATCAGGTGAAAATGTTCTTAATCGTTTATTACCAATTATTTCTTGTTCGAAAGGTAGTTTTTCCATTACCAACTAGCACTTGACTTTAAACCCAATTTTTTTGCGTGTCGACCAACATTACAACTCCAATAACCAGCAGTTGTTCTATCTTTCTTTTGGTCACACTTATGTCTTGCTCTAAATGATTTTGCTGCTTTTGGATTTCTATTTCTCACCTTTAGGTTGGGGTCACCAAATGTTACTTTCTTGATTGTTCCTTTTGGTGTTTTAACATATACCGCAAACTTTTTAGGTCCTCCTGGTGTTCTAAATGGTGAATTAAGTTTAACATTTTTTCCGTGATGTTTTGCTTCAAACAATAATTCTTCAACTTCCTCTTCATACATTGGAGCATCTAACCATACCTCATCCCCATTTTCTAATAAAACTTTTTTACCTAAATCTGACTCAACCAACCAAGTGTCCTCTTCATTCAATTCTATTTTACCATCATAATATAAGTTTCTTACCTCATTAATTAACTTAAAATATTTCTCAGAGTATATTCTAAAAATATTTTCATTCAATGGAATCTTATTTTCCAAATGATATTTTAAATCCTCAGAAATCATACAATGTTCAGTCAATTTCATTACCGGATTTAGTGATTCTCTTAGAACTTTCTTTATTAAGTTATCTAACTTGGTACTCATATATTTTGTTTTTAAAATAAATATCCTTATATTAGTAATGATATTTTATAATCACAATTAATAAATGACTATGTTACTAATTTTATTTTTAATCGTTCATACCTTTATAAGAATATACATTTTTGCTAAAGTATTTTATCTAATGTGTATGACTTATTATTATCCCGAAACATATCCTATTTCATTATTAACTTGGTGGATTTATTTTTTAATTTTTGATATATGGATTGACCATTTATTGAATAACAAAAAAATAGAAAAAGTAATAGAAAAAAAAGATGAGTCCATCGATTGAGGGATTTTTTTATTTTGTTAATCTTGTTATATTTATAAAGAAAAAAGTTTATGAAAGGTTACAATATAAAAGAATCTAATATACGTAAAGTTATCCGACAAAAATTAATGGAACAAATGGAAACGTCTGAACCAAAGGAAGAAAAAAAAGTTAGATGTGTTCCTGAAAATATTATGCCATTGGAGGAAATTGTAGGAAATGCTGGAGAGTATGTAACATACGCACCTGGTGTTACAAAAAGAAAAATGGGAGTTAATTCTATGGTAGATACTTTAGGTATTTTGAATAATTTAAGATTATTCAAAGACATCAAAGATGGTGGTTCTCACTTAGCTTACGATATGATGCACCATTTAAATAAGTTCAGAAACAAAAATTATTACGATGAAACAACAGGTGGTTGTAATAAAGCTATGGACAAAATTATTGAATTATACAAAGAAAACGAACACGGAACTGAACTTGTTAAAGATATTGAGAGAGTTTTAAATCTTCAAACTAAAGATGATGAATTAACTCCATCACCAAGAGCGAAAGAATACCTGAAAAGAGCTTTGGCTTTAGTTAAAGGTGAATAATCTAACCTCTTAGGAGGACTATTAGGACCGTTTGCTGTTACGGCAACAAAAAAAGAGGACATCGCTACGTCCTCTTTTTCTTTTATATCCTATTTATTAAGAAAATTTACTATGAAAAACAAACTATTTTTCGGATGGGAAAATATTAAATGGTTAATTAGAGAAGTTACTAATATGTATTCATCTAAAGAATCATTTTTTTCCAAAAAAAGGATTGAGTCCGGAATCGCTTTCATCATTGCACAATGGGGAATGATTTTCTTTTTATTAGAAAAACATTCAGTTCTAACAATGACTGATTTGATTATGTGGGCAGGTGTTGAGTTTGCAATCTCAGGTTATATTATTCACCAAATCCAAAAAGAAAAGAAAACTGAAGAACAAAAAGAAGAAACCCCCAACGAATAGTCAGGGGTTTTTTGTTTTACTTTACTTCTTCAAACTCTACATCTGAACCTGTAAAACCATCAGTGTTTTCAGTTTGTTCACTCACATTACTATAAAGTTCTTGGGTAATTTTTTGCATAATTGAATTAACATTATCTAACGCAGGGTCAATTTTTTCAATTTCACCAGTGTTTTTAGCCTCTTTTAATTCCTCCAAACCTTTTTTAACTTCTTCTTTGTGTTCATCAGAGATTTTTTCATCCAAATCCTTCAAAGTTTTCTCAATATTAAAGATTGTACTATCAGCCTCATTGATTTTTTCAGCTTTTTCTTTAGCTAATTTATCACTTTCAGCATTTTCCTCAGCTTCTCTCTTCATTCTGTCGATTTCTTCTTGTGAAAGTCCAGATGATGACTCAATTCTAATCGTTTGTTGTTTGTTTGTTCCCTTGTCTAAGGCCGAAACATTGATAATACCATTTGCATCGATGTCAAAAGTAACTTCGATTTGAGGAATACCTCTCATTGATGGTGGAATACCATCTAAATGGAATCTACCAATAGTTCTGTTGTCTTTTGCCATTGGTCTTTCACCTTGTATTACGTGAATTTCAACAGAAGGTTGATTATCTACCGCAGTTGAGAAGATTTGTGACTTTTTGGTTGGAATTGTTGTATTTGCTTCGATTAATCTTGTCATTACACCACCCATTGTCTCAATTCCTAATGAAAGTGGGGTAACATCCAATAAAAGAACATCTTTTACATCACCAGCTAATACACCACCTTGAATCGCAGCACCCAAAGCAACAACTTCGTCAGGATTTACACCTTTTGACGCTTCTTTTCCGAAAAACTTCTTAACTGCTTCTTGAATTGCAGGGATTCTAGTAGAACCACCAACCAAAATAACCTCATCAATGTCATTAATTGTCAATCCAGCGTTTTTAAGAGCTGATTTACAAGGTGCAATCGTTCTTTCAACCAATTTATCAATAATTTGTTCAAACTTTGCTCTTGTAAGTGTTTTTACAAGGTGTTTTGGTTGATTATCAATTACCATAAAGTAAGGTAAGTTAATTTCAGTACTTTGAGATGAAGATAATTCAATTTTTGCCTTCTCAGCTGCCTCTCTTAACCTTTGGATTGCCATAGAATCATCATTCCAAGCACCATTGTTCTCATTTTTGAACTCGTTTTTTAACCAATCAGAAATAGCATTGTCAAAGTCATCACCACCTAAGTGTGTATCACCATCGGTTGATAATACTTCAAATACACCACCACCTAATTCTAGTACAGATACATCGTGTGTACCCCCACCACAGTCAAAAACAACGATTTTAGAGTCCTTGTTTTTCTTATCAAGACCATAAGCAAGAGCAGCTGCAGTTGGTTCATTGATAATTCTCTTAACTTTCAGACCCGCAATCTCACCAGCTTCTTTTGTTGCTTGTCTTTGAGCATCATTGAAGTAAGCAGGAACTGTGATAACGGCTTCAGTTACTTCTTGACCCAAATAATCTTCAGCAGTTTGTTTCATTTTCTGTAACACCATTGCTGAGATTTCTTGAGGTGAGAATTGTTTATCATCAATCTCTACTCTTGGGGTGTTGTTTTTCCCTTTTACGACCTTATAAGGAACTCTCTTAACCTCTGACTTGGTTTCGTCATAATTTGAGCCCATAAAGCGTTTGATTGAATAAATTGTTTTGTCAGGATTGGTTACAGCTTGTCTTTTTGCTGGGTCTCCAATCTTTCTTTCACCATTGTCAACAAATCCAATGATTGAAGGGGTTGTTCTTTTACCTTCATTGTTTGTTATTACAATTGGTTCTCCATTTTCCATTACGGCTACACACGAGTTTGTAGTCCCTAAATCGATTCCAATAATTTTACTCATATTTTGTTCGTTTTTGTTTGAATTATATTGTTTATTTTTTATGTAGTCAATTCTACTCACAAACATTTGTTATAAAAAATTAATCCAAACCTTTTTAACCTGACAAATTGTCAGTTTTAATGACAAAACATAATTTTTTTTATTATTTTTATAAAAAAATTGATTTTTCTAAAATCTTATCGTATTTATTCCTAAAAGAAAAAAAATGGACATCAATCTAAACAACATATACAATTTTTAATTCATAACCCCCTTATTATTAGGGGGCTTTTTTTTATAAACCAATAAACAAAATTAATAACAAAAATGAAAAACACACAAATCTACAACGAGTTAGTACAAAAGATGAGAAACTTTTTCCAAGCCAAAGGTTTCTTGGAGGTTCCAACACAATCTAGACTTTCAATCCTTGCCGCTTGTGAAAATCCACATAGCATCACAAAATTTGAATATTCAGGTGAAATTTGGCCTTTACCACAAACAGGTCAAATGTGGTTGGAATATGAATTACTTCTAAATCCTGAATTTCCTGGTGTATATTGTATCTCCACATCATACAGACAAGAAGCAAACCCAATCCCTGGTCGTCACGACTTAATCTTCCCTATGTTCGAAGTTGAAACAAAAGGAACTAAAGAAGATATGGTTAAACTTCAAGCGGAAATGTTAGAATATTTGGGATTTGATATTCCAATAGTTGTAGATTATAATGAACTTTGTGAAAAATACGGAACTGAAATCCTTGAAGCTGAACACGAAACAAAAATGTGGAATGAAATCGGTGATTCTATCTCACTTCAAAACTTCCCATTGAGAACAAATCCTTTTTGGAATATGCAAAAGGGTGAAGGTGACAAATTCCAAAAGGTTGATGTTATCCTTTTCGGTCAAGAAACAATCGGTTCTGCTGAAAGAAGTTGTGATAAAGAAAGTATGAAAGAAATGTTCTACACAATCGAAGGTGGGAACTACTCAGCAAAACTTTTTGAATTATTTGGTAAGGAAAGAGTAGAAAAAGAATTGGAACATTTCTTATCTTTGGATTTCTTCCCAAGATTTGGATGGGGTTGTGGCCTTACAAGATTGGCAAGAGCTTATGAATTGAATCTTACAAAAAAACTTACTGAAGCAATCATTTAATTATGGCGAAAAAACTAAACCCTGAACCTCAAATGACACAAGATACCAAATCAGAAGTTGTTATAGACCACGGAGATATCATCCAAATATGGAAATATGACAAAAAATTGGGTAGAAATGCCTATGAAGTGGAAAATGTTTATAAAGGGGAAGCTAAGTTTAGTAAATTAAAAAAGGGGTCGAAATAGACCCCCTTTTTTTTATTCTTTTTCCTCTTTTCCTGAGTATTTAACCCCCATTATTGTACCGATTATACTAAATGCGTTAGTTAATAATATACCTAACATATTTGACCAAGTAGAACCAATCATTTGTGTATCTTTGTTTATTACTAAAGCCAAAATATACATAAATGTGGTTATAATACCGATAGATATAATAACACCTAATGCAATTCTCACGATGTTACCAATTAATTCGGTTTGTTTTTTCTTTTGTAGAACATCCAAATCATTAACCGCTGCAGTTTTGGCTTCTTCTGCTTGGATTCTTGCTAATTCTGACTTGGCCATCTCTTGTTGAAGTTCCACACTCATTCTTTGGTTGTCTTGTTGCCAAGCAAGTAACTCTCTATTTTGAACTTCGAAAGTCATTTTTGCCTCCTCAACCTCTTTCAAAGAAACTTGGAGTTCATCCATTATTCTTTGATTTTCAGTATTGAGTTCAATTAGTTCTTTGTTCTTTTCCTGAACTTGTTTTGTTATTTCTAACCTTTTTTTTCTTGTTTCTTTATCTTTATCCTTACAATTCTCAACATATTTAGCAAAATCAGGGTCATCTGAAGAGTCAATAATCTTCAAAATATTACCTTCTAAACCAATATTTTTCTTTTCGAGTAATTCTATTAACTCTTGTTTTGTTTCCTTATTAAATTTCATTATTTATACACCTTAAATGAGGCAGTTCTTTTTTTATAGCCTTCATAATCTTTTTTGAATTCTTCTAATCTAGGTTCGATATCATCAGATTTTATAATCCAAAATTGTGCGCCAGCTTGAACAGCTTTAGCTTGTTCTTCAGGTTCATTAGATGAGGATATAATCCCTATAACCACATTATTACCATACTCAAAGTTAATCTTTCTAATCAATTCTATACCATCAAAGGAAGAACCAATTATATTTAAATCAACAAATACACACTCAGGTCTATCTGAATAATCACCACCCAACCATTTTTGAAAAAGTTTAGCGGCTTCATCAGAACTATTCAATGATTTTAGTGATAAACTAATATCTAATAAAGAACAAGCGTCTTCAAAAACTAAATGGAACAAGTCCTCATCATCTACCAACATTAACGAATCAATCATTTTTTGTTTTTTTTTTATTTTATGTTTATTTTCATTTTAGTACCAATATCATTTTTTTCACATGTAATTTCAAATCCGTGTTCTTCTAAAATTGCAACACAAATATTTAACCCTAATCCTGTACCACTCTCTTTTTGTCCTTCTTTTCTTGTATATGGTTTTGATAAATGGTCGAAATCTTGTTGAGTGA